GCCATACAGTGGGACCCATAAACTATGAGTAAAAGAAGAATTAATAATAGCAAAGCTAATTATGAGTTCTTCCATAAACTCATAAGATGGCTCGGAACTACTTTGCTTTCGCTTAGTAGTAAGGAACTATCTCTTGGTTTGAGAGTCACAGACAAGATCCTTACAGTACTTGATACTCGTGGTAAAACACAAGCAATCAAATATTGTAAAGGCTTAAGATTGAAGTTTCTTCATTATATATTTAATATAAATGAGGAATTCAGTCTAAAGGTGTCTAAAAGTGATATTCCGAAGATCCTTAGACCTATAATTCGGCATATAGAGGAGAAACCAAACTACCCGTTTGTTCGGCTAGTTAATTCCTGTCTCTATATTACCCGATTTATACGGTTGGAGGTTAAACCAAATCACTCTTCGATCGAAGAACGGCCCGGATATACCGGATCCCCCCTAGGTCTTAGAAATGAGATGTTTAACTTCCTTAAGGATTTAGGAATCAATACTAAGCATATTGGGAAACCTACTAAATCATTAAGATTTAGTAAGTTCCATATGACATCTAAGAAAGGACCCAATGGGCATGCCCTTTGGACCTCCTTTGATGACTATATGGCTCTATCACCAGAACTTCTTAGTTGTATTAAAGAAGTTGGTGGAGATAGACTCCACAATTTAGCTTATCGTTTTAATCAACTTTATCTTAAAATACCGTTCTTCTTCGACCGGTTCAGAACCCTCACGGGTACTAGAATCCCTCGTAGATTAGCGTGTATTCAAGATAAAGAAGGTAAAACGAGAGAAGTTGCAATCCTAGATTATTATTCTCAGGCGAGTTTATTGCCTTTGCATAATTTTCTATTTAAGCAGCTTAATCGTATTGACCAAGACTGTACCTTTAACCAAATTAAAAGATTTAAACGTATTAAACCTCTACCTGGACATTCTTTCCATTCGATCGACTTAACGACCGCAACAGATAGATTTCCAATTGAGATTCAATACGAACTTCTTAGACTTTGGTTCGGTAACAAGTATGCTGAATCATGGAAATATCTCATGGTAGGATACCCTTTCTTCTATAAAGGAGATTGGATATACTACAGAACAGGTAACCCTATGGGTGCCTATTCGTCATGGGCGATTTTCGCGATTTGCCACCATTTCTTTGTTTGGAAAGCTTGTAAAAGAGCTAATCGAAACTGGAAACGGGCTCGTTATATGTTATTAGGTGACGATATTGTCATTGCTGATGATATCATTGCTAAACACTATAAAGAGATACTTGTGGAGTGGGATATTCCCTACTCACCTGAGAAAACTCATGTGAGCCCTTATGGATTTGAATTTGCAAAACAAATTCGACTCCATAAAGAGAATGTCTCTCCCTTCCCTTTGTCTGCTCTCTTTGATAGACGATCGGAAACATATACATGTTTATCGATCATTATCTCTGAGATTCTGTACAAAAGTTGGAATACTGATATTGGTGCAGCTTTAAAGACCTACTATATTAATGTTTTGGGTTGGAGTAGACCTAAATGGACTATTTCCGAACCAAAGATTAATCTTGTAGTATCTCTATTACTCTTTCTTAAGGGTCAAAAGGATCTAGGTATAGCCATTAAGGAATACGTAGCCTCTTGGACCAAGGAAAAGTTTGAGAACGATCTAAGTAGTTGGGATTATTCCTTATACGGGAATTATCTCGCACTACTTACCGTTCACCAAACCTTCCTCAAGAATCGTAATAGAATAGTAAATGGAGAAGGATCTCTTGGCGATTTAGCCACAGAAATGCTTATCTTCATTACATCTTTAAAGAGCGAGCAGGAACAGGCACAGTGTTTCGATTACATCGAAGCTGTACCTTTCATGCAGATATATGGACGGGCTGAGGAAACATTCCTCAACCTTAATACCAAGATATCTGTATTCATGATCGGTGAAAGACCGAGAATGTTTAGAGATATGTTTGGTAAAGTCGATATACCTCTCTCAGACACTGCCTTTTATGAACGTCATAGAGACGTCATAATAAATCAATGTCTAAGAGCTGCTGGTATCATGATTGACCTTATCAAGTCTGTGCCTTCTATGCAAATAGAAGAACTCGACATTGATATCAAGTTTCCTTGGGCTCATAAAATTCGGAACCCTCGGATCCCTAAATTTGATAAAGATATTTGATTATCAAAGATATCTACCAAATCAAAGGATAGAC